ATGGCTAGGCCCATCAATCGGCTAAGCGCTCGGGCAGTGCAGACCCTGACCGAGCCAGGATACTACGCCGACGGGGGCGGCCTTTACTTGCTGATCGGACCAACGGGCGCGAAGTCCTGGGTCTTCAGGTTCCAGCTGCGCAAGCGTCGGCGAGAGATGGGACTCGGCTCCACTGCCCTCGTCAGCCTGCAAGAGGCCCGCCGTGCGGCGATCGAGCATCGGCGAACTGTGCTTGAGGGGCGCGACCCCATCACTGCGCGCGTGCAGGCCAGGTCAGTCGGATTGTCGTTCGGCGATTGCGCCGATGCGCTCATTGAGAGCCAGAAGGCTGGCTGGAAGAACGACGCCCAGGCGGAGCAGTGGACACAGTCGCTGCTGGATTACGGGCCGGCGCGGGATATGCCGGTGGCGGATATCGACACGGCGCACGTGATGGCCTGCCTGCGGCAGATCTGGACCACCAAGACAGAGACCGCTTCGCGCCTGCGCGCGCGCATTGAGCGCGTGCTCGACTGGGCCAAGGTGCATGGCCACCGCCAGGGCGACAACCCGGCGCGCTGGCGCGGACACCTGGACAATCTGCTGCCCAGGCCGAGCAAGGTGCGCAAGCCCCAGCACCACGCGGCGATGCCCTACGGAGATGCGCCGGCGTTCATGGCCAGGCTGCGTGAGCGCGACGCCCGTAGCCGGCGCGCGCTTCAGTTCACCATTCTCACCGCGGCGCGGACTGAAGAGGTGACCGGATCGAGCTGGGATGAGTTCGACCTGGCCGCCGGCATCTGGTCTATCCCGGCCGAGCGCATGAAGGGCGGCCGGGACCACTTCGTGCCGCTGTCGACCGCCGCACTGACGATCCTGCGCGGCCTGGATCGCAAGCTGCCGCCGTTCGCGATGTCCGAGAACACCATGCTGTACCTGGTGCAGAAGCCGGCGCCCAAGGGCTTCGGCCTGCCCTTCACCGTGCATGGGTTCCGATCCTGCTTCCGCGATTGGGCCGCCGAGACGCAGGACACGCCCGGCGAGGTGGTGGAGATGGCGCTGGCGCATGCGATCCGCAACAAGGCTGAGGCCGCTTACCGGCGCGGTGCGCTGATCGATAAGAGACGGTTGCTGATGCAGACCTGGGCCGATTATCTGCTCGGCCGCGCAACTGAAGGGTGAAGCGCCTGGCCCGTTCTCAGATTCTGAAACCGACCGGCGGCATGCTGACAGTATGCCGCCACCCCTTCCTCCTGCCTGCCGCTGGGTCTCCGTGACCGAAGATAGCGCGCTAATGAATTTTAACTACGGGACCGTCGCGCACATTTCCGGTGGGACAATCTGGCTGTCCTGGCGAGGCACCAAGATATCGGCGCCACAGAATGGCAGCCTACGGCAAGCAATGAGGTTCGCGGAGCGGTGGATCTCTGCGCGAACAGGCCTGCCTGGCGCGAGAAAGCCGCCAAGGAAGACAGGCGCGGGCGAATGTGTTGCATGGAAGTCGGTTCCGCGCACGGTCGCCGCAGCGGTCCCGCTGGGCGAGGTCGACTGGGGGCCGACAGAGGCAGAGATGGACGCGATGGAATCAATTGGCTCGACCACGATCACGTGGGGATAGGTGCCGGCGTGGCGCTGCTCAGGCGCCACGCGGGTGAGCGGCCTGTGGCCCCGCGTCCGGCAAAGATAGATTCGCACCGATATGGGATTTCACATATCGGGCGTCGCCGCAAGACGGGGTCGGAATTTCCCTCACCGTGCAGCTGTGCGCCAAACGTGCAAATGAACGTTTTTTCCGAAGCGCTCGCCGAGCATCGTAGGCGTGCGCCGAGATGACCTCGGGCCGCCGGGTGCACCGGCGTGGCACATCCGGAGAACGTAATGCATGCACTGCTGATCACCGCCGCCGCGGCGCTTCTTGGCGTCGCCATCCCCGCCGCCGCTGGTGAAACCAGCCACTTTGACCGCACCGTGCAGCTGTATGAGGAAACGTCCACCGCCGGCGAGACGCTGGATGCATTCGTCACCCGCATCGCGCCGCGCGCCCGCGCAGCCTCGGTGACTTCCCGAACCATCGTGTGCGGCCAGATCCAGGGCGCCGGCCCATACAGCCTGGCGCTCAAAACCGATGGGCGCCAGGATTGGTGCGAGGTGCCGAAGACCGCCGCGCCCTATGTGCTGGTCAACGGCATCGCGAAGGACGCGCGCGAGGACCACATCCCGGCCATCTACTATCGCCGGCCGGGCTACCTGATCACGCCTTGGTCCATCAAGTTCCAGGACCGAACCGGCGTGCGTCGCCTTATGCCGGGTCAGTAGTTGCGGACGTTGAGCAGCAGGCAATCGACCTGCATGGTTCCGTATGTGCCAGAGGGTGCCGGCGGCTGTGTGCCCGTCCCTTGCTCGTGAACGTAGAAGGTGTTGATGCCCAGGGCAGAGGCAACCCCTGGCCGATAGCGGACACCCGCGACGTAACCGAGCCGGTCCATCACCCATCCACCGCCAGGTCCACCGCCGCCACCGCCGATCATCCCGCTCACGATGGTGAACGATGCACCGGTGTGCCCAAGTGCTATTGCTACTCCGTCGGCCTGCGTCGGGAAGTCGACTTGGCTGGTGCCGGCGGTGGTGCGCATCCGCCCGATCACCCGCATGTACTTATAGCGGCTGTCGAACGCGACCTTCCCGCTTGCCGCATTGCGGAAGCGCACGCCCTTGCTCATGACGAAGGCCATCTGTGCCACGTCCGTCGTGTCGAACACGTAGTAGTCGATTGGGACGTTGGCGGATTCGCAAACCAGATCGAAGGTGAACGTACTGCCGCTCTGCGCGCGCCGACGCAGACCAACGAACGATGAGCAGGTCACTGCAATCAGTGGCGCATTGCCCCCGCCCACGGTGACCGTGGCGAAACCGCGGCCGCTGTTGGGGTTGGCCGGGTCGAGGCCGGCCGCGGTGACAGTGCCCTTCTGCTTGAGTGCCAAGTTCTCGTAGCGGTCATCGATCTGGATGATATTGCCGCCCTCGGGTCGGATGCGGACGCCGATGGCCATCAGTACCTCCCGTAGGTGAGCACGCCACCAATTTGGGTGCCCATGTTGCTGCCGCCGCCGTAACTCCAGTTGATCGTGCCGGCTTGCTCGTCGGCCGTGAAAATCGGCGTCTGGGCAAAGTCGGCGCTGCTGCTGGCCGAAAACCAGTAGTAGATCTCGTTGGTGCCCAAGGCCGGCACGGCGACGGAGCCACTCGACCCTGCAGCGATGGTGACCGCGCCGAACTTACTCGGCATGCGGGTGGAGATGTCGATCAGGATATTGCCGGCAAGATCGCGCTGACGGATGCCTCGGGCCATATCAGAGCAACTCCCCAGCCTCGAACAGCGCCACCGTCCCGGCCGCATTCCAGAATCGCAGCGCCTGCTCGTTGAGCGTCATGAAACCCCCGTTATTTACGCCGTTCATCGAGAGCGTGCCGTTCTTGTCCAGCTTCCAGCGCGGCTGGCCGTTAGCGCCTACACCATTCGACTGGATGGTGTCGCCGATCATCGCGTTGGTGATCCAGGCATTTCCGATCAGCGCTTGGTTGATGAATGTCTGCCCGCCCTGAATAACAAACGGCGCGGTCACCGCGTTGTTGGCCACGTTGATGACCGCAAACCTCTCTGCCTGCATCAGGATCTGGCTTTGGTAGCTGCCGTCTGCCTGCTGCTCAACACCGACGCCCATGCCGGCCAGATATATTTGACCGGCGCTGGTGATCTGAGCGCGTACGGTATAGGTGGCCGATACCTTCCCGTTCAGAGCCACCACGCTTTGCGAAACCTGCTCAACGCTGGCTGCAGTCTGTCCAAGCGAGGCTTGCACTGTATCGATACGCTTGGCCTGGACGTAGTCCCCGCTGGCGATCACCGAGTCGACTGTCACCGTGCCGGCATAGCCCGGCAGGTTGCCCACGCCGCCCACAGTGTCGCCAGCAAACCAGGGGCTAAAGCGGGCGACGAGACCTTGAGTTTGGGTCCCTATGGCGGCCAAGCCAGTCGCAGGATCGTTGACCTTGAGTTCCAGGTTTTGCAAACGCCCAACGATGGCGCCGGCCTCAGCTATCGCCGTGCCGACGTTCTGCCACTGCGTACCTGGTGGCTCCTCATTGCCGGCCGCGCTGCCGCTCCAGCTCCATATCACTCCATTGTGCACAACGGTCTGACCGTTCGTATATGTCGCCCCTGCGTCCCACACCAGCGGGACAAGGTCGGCAATGGATTCGATCTCAGCTCTGAGCTGCTGGGAGAGCTCGCTGAGCCCAATCTGCCCGGCGAGGTACTCCAAGATCGCGGTTGCATCGGTGCTGCTCTCACCCAGCACGCCATTGGTGAGCGGATACCACGGGCCAATATTGCCGCTGCGGTCGACCAAACGCCCCCAGAAGAAGAAGCGCGCGCCTGCGGCCAGGCCGAGCATCGAGTGCCGCGCTTGCGGGTATGCAAAGTCACCCAGCTTGATTGCGCCGTCCAGGTTGTTGGCTGGGCTGTACCAGATCTCGGTGCGCTCCGTGTCGGTGGCGCCCTGCGGGAACGACCACGCCAGGTCGATGCCGAAGATGATGCCCGCGGCAGTGAGGCTGGCCAGCGACGGCGGCGGCTCGGTCTTGCCAGTGATCTCGGTCAGCGCCGACAGCGCCGGCATTGATACAGCGTTGAGCGCATTGACCGCGCGCACGCGCGCCAGATACTGGCCGGCATAGATACCGCGCACTTCCAGATTGGCTGTGGTGGCGCGGCCAGCCTTTACCCATGCCATATCGTCGCGGCGCCACTCGACGTCGTAGGCGATGGCCTTATCGGCTGGATCCCACGCGATGGTCAGCACGTGCTGCGCGATGCCCTGCTCCACGAAGCTGTGCGAGGACAGCCGCACATTCGTCGGCGGCGGCTGTACGCTGGGCGGGATGATGCTGATCGGCGGCAGTTCGATGCGCGCGCCGTCGTCGATCGCTGCGAACTTTTGCGGCACGTGCTCGAGCGCGGTGATCTGGTAGGTGATGGCACCCTCAGCGCCATCGCCATCTGCCACAGCAAGCACCCGAAAGGTCTGCAGCGCCAGTTCAGCGGTGGAGACCGCCCAGACCGAGGTTGCCACCGGCACGCTGTCCCATGGCGCGGTCACGTTCACGGTCGAGCCGACAATCCCGCTGATCGTGCGGCCCTGGCTGCGGCCATTACTGCCAAGCACCCGGATGATATCGCCGGAACTCAAGCCCGGCGGCACTACGTCCAGGTCGACCGACTGCAACCCCGCTGCCTTGATGCGCCCACCGTTGCGGCGGCCGGCCCGATTCGGGTCTGCCACTTCGATGATGTCGCCAGGTTGCGGCACCGCACCCTCAAGACCGACACCGAACGTGACCGTCTCCGTCTCAAGGTTCTCGGTGTAGAGAATATGGAGGCCAATGCGCTGCGCTTGGGCGCGCGACGTGCAGCCCATCGCTGCGACTTCCACTTGCTGGATACCGTAGCGTGCGATGCCCGGGCGGTACTCCACCGTCTCGACCTTGGCGCGGCCGAAGTCGTCCGGGTCATTCCAGGAGACCAACGCGACCGTATGTCGTACCTTCCGGGCTGAGCCGGAATAGGTGAACCGGCCGTCGATGACGTTCGTCTGGTTGAAGGCATACACCGGGTCCTGCGGCATGTCAGCCGATGCCAGCACCTGCCCAGCAGCGTAGTAGGTGATGCCGCGGAACACCGCCGCCATGTCCTGCAGCATCTTGTAGGCATCCTGCCTGGTCTGCAGGTACATGTCGCAGGTGAAGCGAGGTTCCTGTCCTCCCATGCCATCGCTGACCATCTGATCGCAGTACTGTGCAATCTGATACAGCCGCCAGCGATCGACCCAGGCGGCCGGGATGCGGTGGCCCAGGCCGAACCGGTCGTTCGTCACCAGGTCGTAGAACACCCAAGCCGGATTGTTGGTCCAAGCCGGCTTCATGGTGCCGTCCCAGATACCGGAGTACGTGCGCGCTTGCGGGTCGTAATTGCTCGGCACGGACACGATACGGCCCAGGACGCGATAGGCCCGCGTCGGGATGGCCTGGAACTGGCTTGCGTCCACTTCCAACGCAGCGAGAGCGCAATTGGGGTAGCGCAGCTTGGCGTCGATGATCTCGGTCATCGACTGCGCAAGCGTGGTGTCTGCGATGGTCGCGCTGTTGGCGTTGGGCGTGAGCCGGCGCACGCGAATCTGCCACTGGCTGCCCTCGGGCAGGTCGACGCGGTGGCTGCGCTCGTACAGCGTCGTGGTCTTGCCGGTGAAGGCGTTCGAGATCACCGTGTTGAACGCGCCGCCGTCCGTGGCCACGTCGATCGCGTAAGCGATGCTGTATCCCTCGATATCTGCGTTCGTGGTGTTAGTCTTTTGCAGCGCCTGCACCGCGATGCGCACTCGGATCGCGGATAGGTCGGAATTGGTAAAGCTGCGCACGACAGGCTGGTCGCTGCGCAGTTCGACGTTTACCGAGTTTTCGTTTTCCACGCTTGGGAACCCGGTCAGGTGTTCTTGGTCTTGGGTGCCGGCTCGCGTCTCAAAGCGGACATTCTGGAAATTGAAACTGCCGTCGGCACCCTGCAGTGGGGTGCCGTCAAGGTAGACCGATCGCAGGCCATCCTTGAGCCCTGCGATCTCGCCTTCGCTGATGAGGTCGATGATCTTGGCGAAGGCGATCGATTGCAGGCTGTCTGGCGTCTCCACCGGCGTGCGGGCGGAGCTGGCGCCCTTCTTGGCACCGTGCAACGCCAGCGCGCGCTCCTGCGCGTCGCCGCTCACTGCTGATCCTCGGCGAAGATGCCGCCGCTGATCACGGCCGAGCCGGTCCAGGTGTCGCCGTAGGCCACGGGTACGGGGTTGCCCTGCGCCTGGGTGTTCACCGGCCCGTTGAACGCATAGCTCGGGCGGTTGTCCGGACTGTCCTGGGTGCCCAATCCCTTCTGCGTTGGGGAAAGCATCTGTACCACGCCGCCAATGACCATCGATACGCCTGCGCTGACCAGTGGGACACCGAACGGCGTCCACATCAGAAAAGCACCTGCGACAATCAACACCGCCCCGATGATGGTTTGGAGCACCCCGCCGCGCTTTGAACCCTGCAGCACAGGTGCGATGCGGATGGCATCATCGCCTGGAGGATCGTGCAGCTGGTCTTCGGACAGATTGCGCCGGCCGTTGAAAACGGCAAAGGTGAGGCCTCGGTCCTTGGCCGCCATGAGGAAGGCTTGGAAGCCTGGAAGCTGCACCGACAGGGCGCGGATGGCCTCGGCCGGCGAAGCCACAGCCAGGCGGAACTCCTTGCCGAACTTGGCGCGCAGCACGCCGTACAGCCGCACCACGCGGACTTTGGGAACTGCATGCAGGCTCATGCAACACCACCCGCGGCCAGCTTGTGGCGCACCACACGCACGGTGCGGTCAGCCCAGTAGCCGCCGTAGGGCACGCGCGCCGACAGCCGGTCTGCGAGGTGATGCAACATCTGGCCATCGCCCAGGTACACGCCGGCATGATTCGGCACCGGCGCGCGTATCTGCATCACGATCAGGTCACCGCGCTGCGGCTCGTCCTGGATCTCCGCGAATCCCTCGGCCTGCAGCCGCTCGAGTGCGTAGAGATCGCCGCCGTTGCTCCACCAGTCGTCGGCACGCTCGTATTGCGACAGCTGAATACCCAGCTCGCGGGCATAGAAGTCGCGCACCAGCGTGTAGCAGTCGAGCACGCCGTGGGCGAACTGGCGACCCACGAGCGGCGCCACGTACCCGCTCGGCTGGATGGTCTGCACCTCGCCGCACTCCGGCGCGCCGTCGACCTGGCCAACGCTGATGATGTGCCAGGTCAGCCCGCTGGCTTCGCACATCGCCTTGTCCGCATCCGAAGCATGCGCTGACGCATTCGGATGGCTATGCACCAGCGCCACGATTCTTCCGGCGTCCTCGGCAGCGGCGTAGTCCTCTGCCGGCAGGATGAAGTGCTCGCTTGGCGTGGTGGCGACGTTGTGGCAGGGCCGGTATTGCTCGCCTGTACCGGACAGCACGACTAGCCCGCAGCACTCGCGAGGGTACTCAGCGGCGGCATGCGCCTGGATGGCCAAGAGGGTTGCGTGTTCCATGTGGTCGCCCATGAAAAAGGCCCGCACGTGGCGGGCCTCAAGGTGGTGGTGGATGGAGGTTGCGCGCTACGTGCGCAGCAGGCCGGCGGCGGGGAAACCGCCGTAAGGCAGCGGGTTGTTCGCTCCGAAGCGCAGCTTGCAGGACCGCACCTTCCCGCCGCAGACATCGAGTGATGGTTCGCTCACAGGGTTGTCATTGATATCCGCCACCGGCGGGCCGTTGTACCCGCAGTACGGGCCGCGGTATCCACCGCGAATGATCCAGCTGCAGGTGTTGGCGATGATCTGGCGGCCTGGCAGCTGCTCGCCGTTGAGATCGGCAGCGGTGGCCAGCTCGAACTCCACCTGGGTGTGGTCTTCGCTGACCTTGCGCTCGATGAACCAGATCTCGTCGGGGAAATGCTCTTCCGGATCGGCAGTCGGGTTACCGCCCGCGAAGTTGACGGGGTCGAGGTATTTGGCCAGCGTCTGCCGGCGGATGAGGCGCGCGCCGACCAGGTCATCGAACAGCAGGCACAGCGCGGTGATGGTGCCGTCGATGTTGCCGACACGCAGGCGCGGATTGGGCGGCTGGTCGCTGGTGCGCTCGAAGCCGGTGGCCTCGACAGGCCACGGGTCATAGACCTGGCCCTGCCAAACGATTGGGTTTGACTGAAGGTGCGAGTGGAACAGCAGCGAGTCGGCACCGAGCGAGGTCGCATCCAGTTCGAAAACCGTCACTCGAGCGCCTGGCTCAAGCGTCTGAATGTCGGCGAGGATGGTCATTGAGACCTATCCTCCAACGTAGTGATCCGCGCAGCTAGCTGATCAATCAGCCGCTGCTGCTGCTGAATTGCCGCCGCGAAAGGCGCGAATAGCTCCTCGTAACGTAGACCTTGGCGCGATTCTGTATCAGCGGGGTTATCTAGCGTCCAAATGCCGCAATCGAGGGGGTCTGCTCCACACTGAGCGATCGCATCGGCAACTTCTTGCGCCAGAAAACCATAGTGCGTTCGGACACCTGGCCGGTCCACGTGCCTGATCTGCACTTCTGGGACCTCCGCATTCGCAAACACGGCGTTGCCGTCTTCGTCGATTTCGCCGGTAGGCATCGAGGCCTGGAGCATGCGGCCGGTTGGCTCCTCGATCTGAACTCGCTCCGCTACATCTTTCCTATATCGCTTCGGCTGCAGCGCAAGAACAAAATCAAGGCCAAGATCTGACGCGCCTACTACGACCTTGGTGCGTGCATCGGATGTGCTGATTGTGCCGTTCACGGCAAAGAACTGGGTAAACCGCAAACTTCCATTTCCGCATGAATAGGCATTATCTACTGATGGGATGATGCTTCGTCCATTATCGAGCAACTCCCTGGTTGTGGAGCCTAGCGACCAGCCCCCATAAGCCATAGTATTCGAAACATTTAGTCCAAAATTTACCGCAAATAATCCCGCACGATTAAAAGACATAACAGCAGAAGCCGCTGAGTTATTCACAGAGTTTACGGTTATTGTTCCGTTGTTATTCCCGTCCGCGAGCACTCGATTGCTAGCACCGGTATTAACCGCATTAACACTTGACGCCGTGGTTAAAGCGCCAGTCATCACCCCACCAGAGCGTGGAAGCGCTGCATTTGCAGTGGAGGTCGCGGTAGCAACCAGTGTATACAACTCTGCGTCGTTGTCGTTCACCTTTTGAAAGGCAACCCTTGGGGCGTCACCACGTCCGCCACCAGTTTGCGGTGTATCAAGGTCGATAATCTGGCGAGCCATAAAGCGATCCTAGGGCTGAAAGTGTTGTTCGAAGGTGGCGGTGAGGGTGTAGTTGCCCGCGCCGTGCGCCACCGGGTTGTAGGTCGTGCACTGGTAGTAGCCCTGCACGGACAGCGGTGGCGTCCACAGGAACGACCGACCGGCATGCGCATCGAGGAAGGCGATGATCTGCGCGATCAGATCCTCCTTTCCGACACGCGAGATGTTCCAGTTCTGCCGCTTCGGATTGATGCCGTCCGGCGATGTCTGCCGATAGCCGTCACCGAACTGCGCAGAGCGCACGGCCAGCGTGACGTTGCCGCTGGCTTCAGTGCGGACGGGCCAGGCGAAGACGTCAGCCACGGGCGCCACCTGGTGCGAACAGCCCGCCGGGGCGCATCTGCTGCTGCAGCACTCGCAATACCATCGGCTGGATCATCTGGTTCAGCGCGCGGAGCATGTCGTTCTCGTCGCCCTGAGCGCTGGTGCTGGCGGTACCATCGTTCTGAATGACGTTGCTGATGTGCAGGCTCACGCCGCCGCCTGCGCCGGTAGCCGCATCGGTGACAGGCCGACCGGCAGTGATCGGCACAACGCGACCACCCTGGTTGCCCGGGATCATGTAAGTGCGGCCGCCTGCCTCGTACATCTCCGGCCGGCCGCCCTCGCCCACCTCGTAGATCGAGCCCGCAGCGACGGGGCCGCCGCCAGCGCGACCACCCGCGATGGCACCGCCGATCGCCGCCACCCAGCTGTTGCCGGAACTGGCCGCCATGGTGCCGAGCGCCTTCAGCAGCTGCGATGCCGCCAGATCCGCCAGCATGCGCTGGATCGTCTTGGCAAAGCCTTTGACCATACCGCCAAGCCCTTCTTCGAACGGGTCGAACAGGAAATCGGAGAATGCGCCCTGCATGCTTCGGGCGGCCTCCAATCCGAATTCCTTCATCATGTCGCTGCCTTCCTTGGTCTTGGCGATCATGCTTTCGTAGCCTTCGCCGTAGATGGCCGCGAAGTCGTCCATCGCGTCCTTCGTCTGCGCGTAGCTCTCCAGCAGCCTGGCCTGTTCCTCGCTCAGCGCGCCGAACGCGCCGGTACGGATGTCATAGGCAACCTTGACGGCCTCGCCGATCTGCCCGTGCAGCGCCAGCTCGCGCTCAAGGCCCGCCAGATAGGTGTCGACCTTTTCGTCAGTCGCGCCGTAGATGGCCGCGATGTCTTCGTTGACGTCCTTGATCTGGGCCAGCTGCAGCAGGCTCTGCGCCTGCGTGCCGGTAATGCCCTTGAGCGATCCGCTCTGGAGCTCGTACAGCACCTTGGCGTATTCGGTGTTTTGTCCGGTCAAAGCCAACTGCTTGGCCAGCTCCGCCGACATTGCGGTGTACGTCTTCTGCAGCTCAGCCGCGGCCTTGCCCGCCTCCTTGTCCGTGTACTCGAACATCGCCGTCTTGGCCGGGCGCACCAGCGCCGCATCGTCCGGCATCGCGCCGTTTTCGAGCAGCTTCACCTCGGGCCTGTTGCGCTTCGTGATCTCCCGCTGCAGCTTTACACGCTCGGCGATCAGGTCATTGATCTGCTGCTGGCGCTTGAGCTCCTGCCCGTCAGTCAGGGGCAGCCCAAAGCTACCGGTGGTTCGGTTCCGCGCCCCTTCGAGCCGTTCCTGCACTCTCGCCATCTGAGCGTTTAGTGCATCGGTACCTGCGTCGCCCACAGCACCACCAGTGTCGAGCCCGCGAAGCTCCTTCACCCGCCCGATGTAATTGACCAGCATCACCACGCCATTCGCCATCTCGGCGGTCAACCCTCCCACCCACGTAGTGAGATTGACGATAGCGCTCTTCGTGCTGTCGCTCCCCATGAATGCGGTCAGCTCCTTGACCTGCGGCAACAGCTCGGCGCCCACCTGATTTTTCAAGCCCTGAAACGCCAGCTCCATCTCGGACGTTTGGAGGCGCAGTTCCTTCAACGACTTCGTTGTCTGCGCATCCAGCACGACACCGAGACGCTCGGCCTCGTCGCCCCACTTCCGGAACCCCTCGCCGTTGTTAGCGAGCAAAGGAGCCAGCAGCGATGCGTCGTTCGCGATCGCTTCCAGGTAAAACACCATGTCGCCCTGCGACACGCCAGCCTTCTCGAGGGCGCTGTAGTACTTGCCCAGCGCTTCCGGGCCACTGAGGTTGCGGAACTCCTTAGCAGTCAGCCCGACTTTGGGGGCGATATTGGTGAAGAAGTCCTGGAGCTCACCGCCGCCGTTTTGCAGGAAGTCGCCGACCTTGTCCTGCGTGTCCTTGAAGATGTCGGACAGCTTGTCCTGTTGGATGCCCACCGTCGACGCGCCCGCCGCGAGGCGCTGGAACGTCTGCTCGCTGGTGCCGGACAGGCGCGCGAAGCGCTCGATCTCCCCGGAAGCGGTTGCCAGTTGCCGCGTCCAGTTGAGGATCGCAGTGCCTGCCACGGCCAGGCCGCCCACCACCGCGCCGCCGATCTTGCCGAAAGCAGCACCCACGTCTGCAGCCGCCGCTTGGGAGTCCTTTCCGAACTTACGCACCTGCTTGCTGGCCCGGTCGGTATCGGTCTCGAACGAGCCGGTCCGCATCAGCAGATCAACGACGATTGAACCTGCAGTTGCCATGTTCGTCCTATCAGCGGTCGAAGCCGAGCGCCCGCACCACGTCGCGGTCGGCGTCGCTCAGCTCGGGGTCGGTGGGTGTGGGAGCGAGTGCGGTCAGCACCTGCTCGAACTTGCCGCCCATCGAGGCGGCGATGATCGCGGCCGGGCGGTGGTGCCGGTGCAGATCGTCGAAGGGATACAGCGTGTAGTAGATGCGCCAGCCGGCCATCTCTGTTTCCGGCATCGCATCAATTTCGGTGAGCGTCTTCCCCAGCGCTAGAGCGAGGGTGTATCGGAACCACTCTCCGGTGCCTCGCTCGGCGAGCTGACGTTTCCCTGGTAACTGTGCACCCCGCTAATTGCGGCGGCGAGCGCGTACTGCACGCTGATCTTCAGGTTGCGAGCCTGCTCCAGCGTCAATGCCGGCTTCCCATCGTCCGTGCAGATCGCCTTGGCAATCAGGCGTGCCATGGATTCGGATTGCTTTTCCGGGTCTTCGCTTTGTTGGCCGACGGCGAAGGCGCGCACGACGCCCGCCTGCTGCTCACGAATGTAGAACGTGTGCTCCTTGCCGTCGGGCAGCGACACCTGACGCGTCTGCACATCAGGCGAAACGAACAGCGAAGAATCGAACAGCGGCGGCGCGGTGGGAATGGGATTGGTCATGGACAGTTCCGGTCAGAGAGATGGGGCCGGCTATGGCCGGCCCTGCAGGTTGGGATCAGGCCGCCAGCGGCTTGCCGTAACGGGTCACACCTCCACTGCGCTGCACCGTGACCGTGCCGCGCACGATCTCGTTGGTCGCGATGTCGATGTTCACGTCGGCGACGTAGCCCTTGAAGGCGAACCCGGAGCGAGCGCTGGCGAGCGGCGGCACCAGCGCGTCGTCAACGCTCAGGGTCGGGGCGGCAGTGCCATCGCTCAGGCCGATGTACCAATCCACCACCTTGCCGCTGTCCTTCAGCGCGAACAGAGCATCGTGCGATGCGTTGCTCGGGATGTAGTTGAACGGCATGGACACCTGCCCCGGGTTGCCGAGGCCGCGCTGATAGGTGCGGTCCGTGGTCGCATCGAGGCAGGTGTCCTCGATCTGGTCGGCGGCACCGCCCAGGCCGGACGCACCGGTGGGGCATGCGAACTTGGTGATGGCCGGGCCGCCAGCGGCGTCCGGATCGACGAAAAACAGGTGCGTGCCCTGGGTCTTGACGACGCCCTCGGTCATGGCTGAATCCTCATGTGCGCCGCGCGAGGGCGGCTGTGTAGAAGCGACCAGGCATCAGCGCTGGTCGATGAAATCGGCCTCGAGGCCGATGCGGTAGAGCCTCGTTTCCGAGTCCCGGTTATTGATGACCACGCGATTGGCGATCAGCACTGCGTCCAGCGCAGCGCGCACGGCCAGGGCAAGCTCTTCAATGCCAGCGTCGGTCGCGTGGTAGCAGTCGATTTGCACGCTGGTCGCGTCGCCTTTCGGCGCTTCGCTCAGCGTGTCGTACGGCAGGCCGGTGACGATCTGCCAGACGATGTAGGGCCGCTGCTCGTCCTGCGGCACCTCGCCGTGGCGGCCGATGCGATCGTCGACGATGGCGGCGACCGCAGGCGTGTGGATGGTTCGATAGACCTTGGGCAGCATCAGCGCACCACCCTGCCCTTGGCCAGCTTCTTCGTCAGCCGATCCAGTCGCGTCAGCAGATCCTCGGTGACGATGTCGATCACCTGCGAACCGCGGCGCTGCACGGCCGGACGCAGCCATGGCCGAGCCGGCTGGAGAGCTGAGCCGTATTCCATAAGCTGCGCGGCACGGCGCGTGCTGGTGCGGGCACCCTTGGCATTGACGAAGGAGACGCGGCGCACGCGCACCAGCTGGCGCTCACCCTTGGTGCCGGTCGGCGCCTTGCCGCGGCTGGCGATCACCGCCTTCACTGTGGTGCCCGTGCTGTCGTCGCCGTCGGCGGTGATCTGGCGTTGCAGGTTCTCCTTGGCCCGGTCGCGCAGGAACCGCGCGCCCTTGGCCAGGGCCAGCTTTACCGGCCCGCCGCGCTTGCTCACCACTTCGGCAGGCAGCGACTGCAGCAAGCCGACGACATCGCCGATGCCGTCCAGCTTGATATCGACCTTCATGCCTACTGCCCGTCGTTGGTGCCGGTCGAAACCGGCAGCGTCAGATACTCCAGGCCACTCTCGCGATCGGCGAGTGCACCCTGAATGTTGTAGATCTCGGCATCGTCGCCGTTGCGCACGTGCACCGCACGCATGCTGGCCAGAATGCCGGCGCGGTACCGGATGGTGATACGAGCCGTGACTTCTGCCTGCCCAGCACCGGCGGCGATGAATTCTCGTGCCGACAGCGGCTCAATCGCGGCTGCCAAGGTGCCGACATGGACCGGCTGCCAGGTTGTGGTCTGCACACCATCGTCGTCACGCGCGGTGACCTGCTTCTCGATGCGGACACGATGGCGCAGCTTCCCAGCGGCGATGTTACTCATCAGGCCACCGTTGCCCTGCGCAGCGGCACGAGCTGGGCCGTTGCCGCCTTCGTGAGCACATACCCGTGCCCCGCATCCGCTGTGACGACGTTGTCACCTTCGCCTTCGCGGTAGCGGTACTGCGAGGCGAGCTCCAGCAACGTGGCCGCGATTACGGACGGGTGCAACACCGGATTGTCCTGTTGATCCAGAACCGGCATCGGCACGCCCGATGCATCGCGCACCAGCTCGCCGGCGGCGTCGCGCTTCAGCAGGTACAGGCGCCAATCCTGCTTGAGCCAGGCCGCGACCATCTCGGAGACAGCAGGAATCCAAATGGCGAGCCATTCGCCATCTGCATCGGTGTCCAGACGCAGCTGTGCCCGGGCAGCATCGGTCGTAACGAACTCACGCATTGCCATTGCTCAACTTCACAGGCTCGGCTGCCACCCGCACGCTCTTTCCGTCTTTGCCATCACGTCCCTTGCGCGCCGCGAGATACCAATCGGCGTCGTTCTCCAGACAGGGCTTGGAGGCGTTGTCCCGCTTGGCAATCCAAAGTGCGCCGTCGTGGGTAACGGACTGCGCCGACTTCGTGCCCATGCCCTCGCGCCAGAAGCCGCGGTGCTGCATGTAAGGCAATACCAGCTCGGTGCGGCGCTCACCTGCGCCCAGGGTGATCACGAAGCCGCGCGAGGCGTCGTACTCGCCGGTGGCCGATTCGAAGCTGAGGCCGTCCTGGCCGTCCTCACCGACGACCCTGCCGAGCCTGACCGCCTCGCCCTTGGTCGTAGTGATCACCAGCTCGCCTGCACGGTCGATCATCGCGCCGGCCAGGCCAACACCATCGGCGCCGGCCTGCGGCGGATGCGCGCCTAGATACTTCGCCACCTGGTCGGCAACCTGCTGCTCGGTGACGGGTGCAGCATCCTGACCATCTTTCGGTGCCGGCAGCGCGGACACGGCCGCCTTCACTGCCGACTCAATCAGCGCCGGATCCGCGTCACGTCCGTGCTGAACGGGATTGGCATCGAAGTGCTTTGACACTGCGTCAACCGTGGCGACATCCACCAACGTCAACAGCCGCGGCGAGTCCAGCAGCTTCGCCACCACAAGGTCCGCCAGCGCATCGAGGTCCACCTGGTCTGCGTCCTTGCCGGGCTCGCCTTTCGCCGGCGCGCGCTCGCGCAGCTCGGCGAGTTCACGCTGCACAGGAGCGATTGCATCGCGGATCAAACCGCCAATCTCCTTGCCGAAGTCGATGGGATCAGGCATTGCGGAACACCTCGGCTCGTGCGGCCACAAGGGCCCTCAACATGAAATTTTCCTGCGCTAGCGCGCGTGCATCATCGCTGGCATCAGGCTGCGGCTCCTCCGATTCCGAATCGTCCGCTGGGTCCGGCGCCGTCGATACTGGCGGCAGCTTGTTGTTGCGGATCTCAGAAATCGGGTAGTCCTGCTGTTGCTTGTAGATGGTGTCTCCACCATCGATTGGTGCCAGGTTGAAGACCTTCCGGGCTTCGTTGCTGGTCTTGATTTCGCCTTCCACCAGCTTGCTCTCGACCTCGGCCTGCTTGCCCACGTCCATACGCAGCAGGGGCTCCAGATCGAGCTCCACGCCGCGCGGCCGCTTGATGCCGAGGCCATCATCCAGCAGCGCCTCCATCGCCTCAATGTGCGCTTGCAGGGCGTCGGAGTAGTACAACTGGTTGAGGTCATCGACGGCCAACCCGGCAGGGATCGATCCAATGCCGATTTTGAACGGCGGAATGCCGAAGGGCTGGCACACCTGCTCGTCTGAGTAACGCATCTGCTCCACCAGCTGCGAGTCGGCAGCCTTGAAGGCGAACGGGGTGAATTTCATGTCCGCGCCGATGACCGCAACCTTTCCTGCGTTGGAGCCCTGGAAGCTGGTGTTCCAGTAATTCTTGACCTCAGTTGCATCGGTTTCGGACATGCCGGCCGGTGCAGTGAGGATGCCGCCGGGGTTGGCGCCATTGGAGAAGAACGTGGTCGAATCCTTGAGGATCTTGAGGTTCTTCACGGCCGCCCAATTCGCCGCGCAAAGAGGCGGAACGCCGATCAGCTGGTGATGGAAGCAGTTCATCCGGTCATGGATGATCTCGCTGGAAGGGACAACAAGCTGGTCGCCAGGGTAGCCGTCAGGAAGCAGATTGTTGGGTGAGCCGTAGTTGAGCTGGTAAAAGACATCGCCCGACTCCGCGACCATGGGCTGGACCCTGCTCGGATCAAGGACCCATAGGCGGTTCACCACGCCTCGCTCGTCCCGACCTTTCAAGACGTAGGTGTTGCCTTGCACCAGCTTCGAGAGCATCCACGATTCACGAAATTGCTGCGCTGTCTGGTAGGCGTTCGGCTTTCGCAAGACCGGCCAGTAAGCCGTGTTTGCCTCATCGTTTCGCCATATCCCGTCCTCGCCCTCGATCTTGAGTACGAACGGTAGCTTTCCGATGTCGCTGTTGATGCGATTGACGCATGCGTACAGCGTCGGATACGAAAGGACGGTGTCGTGCCGTTCTTCCATGTTCTTCTGCCAAGCGCCTGCGAATGGCTCTCGCACTAGAGGCTGCCATCCATTCCGCCCCGAACCCGCGTCCACAGGAGCCAACGCCTTCAGGTAGTCGGATCCGTACGTGCGCACGCCGGCCTCGATGGCCAGCTCACGGGGCGAAAATCCATTCATTCAGATGCGCCTTCGGCCGGCGACGCGCTGTCGGACGTCTTCTTGTTCGGCTTCTTCTTCGCCCGCCGCGGCGGCGGCGCGGCGACCGGACCTGCCGGTGCCGTCATCAGCTGCTGCGCCTGCAGATCCCGGCGCAGATAGCCGTATCGCTGCACCAACATGTCGGCCAGGCGCGGGTGCACTCGTGCGACCTTGCCGCGCTTTTCGATCTCAACCTTGCTCATGGGAAACCTCAGTGATGCGGTGGAAGGCGGGGCCGAAGCCCCGCCTGGATCAGCAGGTTGCGATCAGCCACCACCAACAGGTGCAGCCACTTCGCCCCAGGTCACACCCGTCAGATAGGCGACGCCCGATGCGCGGCGACGCTTCCAGTTGATGTAACGCTCGGCGCGGAAAGCGGTGCTGTTGGTCTGGAACATCGACACCATCGAGGTGGCGGTTCCGGTTGCGGAGTTGTTGGTGGGGTTGTCCAGCATCTGCAGCGATGCCTCCTGCGACGCGTCGACAGTGACCTGGCCGTCGTCAGCAAGCCAGATATCACGCGCGTTCACCAACACCACGATGCCCGCCGGGATGTAATCCGACACGATCACCGGGACGCCCATGAAGGTGCCGCCATTCATGGTCAGGCCCGGGAACTCGGACTGACCCAGCGGGTTCTGCATGAGGCTCACGGCCAGCGCGGTGGTGCTGTCCATCAGGTACACGGCACTGCGCGGCGGGTTGCGCGCAGCGATGAAGGGAGCCCACAGGCGCTTCACGTCGTTGCGAATGGCATCCGCATCCGAGCCGCTGGAAGCAACCGCAGTGGCGCCATTGGTGATGGATGCCGGCGAAACGTCGGCAACTGCAGTCTTGGCCGGGTCGATGAAGTCGATATCCAGGCGCTCATTGACCGCTGCGGCCAGTGCATCACGAACCAGCCGCTCAGCCGAAGGACTGGAGAAGCGGATCAACTCGTTGGTCAGCACCGAGATGGCCGCCACCTTCGCCCAGCGCAGCTCCGTCGCATTGAAGTCGAATGCGGTAAGCGGCTTCGGAGCACCTTCACCCACCCAGCTGGCACTGCCGCCGCTGGTCTGCCCGGCGATTCGGACGTTGAACGGAATGGAATTGAGGCTCGGCACGCTTCCCTGGCCGAACTGGCCGATGATCGACAGAGGACGCTGGAATTCCACGAAATCGCCAGCGAAGGTCTGGTAGTCCACCAACGGGGAGGCGAACGTCGCATCCAGGGTAGTGCCGGCTTCGACGGCGGCCTTCATGATGTTGCCCAGGTCGGCACCTTCGGCCTGTGCCTTCAGGGTATTCACCACGCGCTCGCTGTCCGGATAGTGTTTTTCCGCCAAGCGGAACGCCAGCTCCGGGTTGCCCTTTGCCTTCAGCTGACACATGGCATAACGGGCGAACTCGATGCCCTTCTCCAGCTTCTGCGTGTTCTTGACCTGCACCGGGTCGAGCGCGCGCGCGCCAGCGCTGGCCGAACCGTGGTCCTTGACGATCTGGGCGGCCGGCACTGCCGACTTGGCCTGTACCGCCTGCAGCCGGGTCAGGCGGTCGATGTCGCCATCCAGGGCCTTGATCTGGCCCTCGATGTCATCGAACTCTTCCTGCTCAGCCGTGTTGAAGGAGCGGCTCTCGTCCATGGATTTCTGGGCGATTTCGCCCAGCTTCTGCTGGTGCGCTTCACGCGTTGCGCGCAACTTTTCCAGCTGTTCCTGAATGGTCATTTTAGGACTCTCTATGAGATAAGCGCAGCCGTACGGCCCGGATTCCACGCCGGGCGATGCCTGCAAAAAAAAGGGAACGGGTTCCACCCCGCTGGGCCGATTGGCCCGCTACTTCAGTGGAGCAACTTCACCGCGCCGCCGCCCGGCCTTTCGACCGGGGCCGGCTTACGCTGGATGAGCGGAACGCCATAGCTCACCGCGCGGCGCGAGCCGCTGGTGTCCATTGCCTTGATCGTTTGGATGGTGGCTGCGGCATTTGCCGGGATGGTCACCAGCGATAGTTCGTAGATCTCCGTCTCTGTGAAACGGATACCGCCGCCGTCCATGTAGCTGTATTCCAACGGCCGGAAGCCGATCGAAACACCGCGCACGAGCTTTTCCTTGACCGACTGCCATGCCAAGTCACACATGTCCTTCAGAGCGCCTGGGGTTTCGATCTTGGCGACGCTCGCCGAGAACGGTATTCCCTGTTTCGTGGGCTTGCCAAACTTGACGATGCCGACCGGGCTGTCATGGCGGTGCTGCCAAAGCAGCGGGAGCTCTGCTGCGAACTTCGCACCGAGCGGCTCAACGATGTCGCCATAACGGTCCGGCTCCGGCGTGGTGGCCCAGCCAGTGATGATGCGCTGGTCGTCGTCGTAGCTCTTGACTTCCAGCACGCTATAGGCGCGTTCTTCGGTCTTCATTTTTATCCCAAAGTCATGAGGACGAGCTTCTTGGGCGCCTCCTCAGCTACGGGAATGCTGATCCCGACGGCCATCAGGAGCGCGGTCATGTCGTCGATTTTTTCCGCCGAACGCTTCTTGTCCGGCGCCATGTTCAAGTTCTGATCGGTGCGCGCTACCAGATTTGAAGCGCACCAGGTGAGTACTGGATCGCCGTCGTGCACCAGCTTTCCGCCGATGTACGCGCGTTCTAATTCCTGCATCGCTGGGTGATACGACTTGGTGCCTTGGATGAACTCAACCAGCGGCACCTCAGCGGTCACCAGCCGGCTGACCATCTCGGTGGCGTTCCACCTATCGAAAGCGATGGACTGAACGTTGAAGCGCTCCACCACTTCCAGCACCGCGCGCTCGATGGCGGCGTAGTCGGTGACTTCGCCCTCTGTCTGTTCCATCAGCCCACCAGAAACCCAGCCGGCGTATGGCACCGTTCCGCGCTCCGTCCGCTGCGCTACTGCCGCAGCCGGAACCCACCGCCTCCCCCAGGTGATGATGCGATCACCCACGCGCCACACCAGCCTCAGGGACGTCAGATCCCGCGTACTCGCCAGGTCGAGACCGCCCCAACATGGCACGTCCCGCAGCGCCTCCAGGTCAACCACACCCGCGCACGCGTTCCACTTCGGCAGCGCCACCCAGCTGTTGGCCGAGGCCGCCGGCCGGTTGACGCGCTTGATCTCGAACTCGGCCAGCTTCGACGGCATCCGCTTGGCCTCGACCGCCTCCTTGCGGATGGCTGCCAGCAGGTGCGGATTGGAGTCGATCAGCGGATTCGCTTTGATCCACTTCGACTCGTCGAACGTGTCGTCGGCTTTAGCGCCTGTTGCCTTGTCCTCCTCGTCGATCGCGAAGAACAGTGCGAGGTAGTGGTCGGCCTCGTGTCCGAACACGCCGGCCAGCAGCTGCTTCACAAACTGCCTGATCTCAGCCCAGGGACCGGGGTTCGTGTAACCCTCGGTGGTGGTGAAGAGCCAGAGCGGGTTCTGCCGCGCGCCGGCAGCGGACTGCAGCACATTGAGCAGGTCCGGCGTCTTGTGGGCATGGATTTCATCCAGACCGACGTGCGACGGGTTGAGGCCGTCTTGCGTGCTGGCCTTGGCGTGGATTGGCTTGAAGCTCGCGCCGATCTCCATCCGCGTGATCGACTTCGCCCAGGTCTCCAGCCCATAGGCCTCGCGCAGGTCGGGCGTTTTCTCCACCATCCGCTTGGCGACGTTGAAGATGATCGACGCCTGCGGGAAGGTCGTTGCAGCCGAGATGACCTGCGCACCCTCCTCGTTCTCGCAACACTGGCAGTACAGCAAGATCGCCGACGCCAGCGTCGATTTCGCATTCTTGCGCGCCACCGCGAACAGCGCGGACGTGAAGCGCCTGGATCCGTCAGGCTTTCGGAACCCGAACAGCTGCACGACAAAGAACACGTGCGACCGGTGCATCCGGATCTCTGGCGTCTCCCACTTGCCTTCGACGTGTGGGAGCAGCTCGATGAACCCGCATGCATGGCACGCATGTTCCGGCGAGAACCGGAAGGGTGCGCCGCGCTTCTTCGCGCGCGCCAAGTCATCGATAAACCGCTTTGCGGCCTGCCGGATCAACTTGCCGAACCGCAGCCCTTTCTTGTCGGCGATCGCTTCCTGCGCGTACGCAATGGCCACGCCGACATAGTCGGAAGGATCCGGCTTGCGGGCGCGCGGCGCGGCCCTGCCCTGCTTCTTCGGTGGTGCCTTCTTGGCAGCCGGCTTACTTGCCCGGCGCGGCGAGCGCGGCGAACTTGTTGCCGGGCTTCTTGCTGTCGCCACCCGAACTCACCTTGCGCCTGCTGGCGGGAGTCATGCCGAACTCGGACATCAGCGCCTTGAACGCTGTGTCCTCGGCGGCCGTTATGTCCATCCCCGCCTTCTGCTTCATCACCATGCGTTGCCAGGCGTAGCAGAGTTGCTGGAGTGCGTAGAGGTCGACGACCTGCAAGACCTTCGCCGCGACCAGCTGCGGGCCGAGATCACGCCACATGGCGGCGCCATCGGCGTTCAGATGCTGAGGGGCGTCGGGAAAATCATCGATCAGGTCGAACTCGGGAACGTCCGGCACCTCGCGGTCCGGCCGGGCCGTCCCGGCGATCACCTTGAGGGCCGGAGCTGTTGGCTTCCGTCCTCTCATTTTTCAAATCCTAATTTTGACCGTGCGAAAATTTGGCTGAGCGGCCGGTGTCCGATCTGGTTGCCTCGAAGTTTTCCCCCTCCCCCCCGGGTGTCGCTGCATTCCGTTCAGTTTCGCGTTCATGAACGGCGTTCAAACTTTTGTTCAGCATATCCATTCAGCTTCGCGTTCAGAATTCAGTTTCACGCGGTCGGCCGCGTCGCGGATGCGAACGGTTCGCGCCGCGCGCCGCTTCGGCCTTGGTCTTGGCGATGTGGCAGTCAACGCAGATCGCCTGCAGGTTGTCGTCTGCGCCCGTGCCGCCTTCTGCTTGGGGGACGATGTGGTCGACCTCCTCGGCAGCCGTGACGCGGCCAGCAGCGCGGCATGGGACGCAGAGGTATTGGTCGCGCTTCATGATCGCGTCGCGCTTGCGGCGCCACGGGCGGCCACCGCGTCCTTGCCCGTAGTTCTCGGGCTGCGCCTGGGCCACGTGGACCGGCGCGATCTGCTGCAGCGGCTTATGCCGCGACGGGAAGCCAGGCATCAATCGAGGCTCATGGATTGGTCACGCTCGCCGCCAGACAGCTCGCCATCGAGCGTGCGGGCAGGCTCTTCCGCCTCCTCCACATCGTCGGCCAGCGCATCGAGCAGCGCATCCAGCTTCTGCTCGATGCGATCCAGCTGTGCCGGATTGGTGGCCATTCGCACACCAGGCGGTAGCACGACGGCAGTCGCCGGGCTATCTAAACCACGCTGCAGGCTTTCCCTCAGAATCTCGTACTCTTCGCGTGACAGATGCCGGTCGATCTCGAACAAGACCTTACCGTCGGGCAGGCCACCCAGCAGGGTGATTTGAATTTGCTCGCTCATTGATCCGCCTTGATTCGGTCGGCCAGCACTACGGCTTGGCAGGCACGGAGCTGGTCGTCGGCTTCACGGCCGACTCGAACAACAGCGCCTGCAAACTCTTCTCGGCGCTGGGTTGCCGCATCACGTTCGCGGGTGCCGGCGGCAGTTTCGGCGAGGCGTTGGGTTTCACAGCTGGCCCAACCGTCCCGCAGCTTGAGAGCACCGTTGCGCAGGTCAGCCACAACAGCATCAGGGACGGCCTGGGCCGCCTGCCGGTCTTCTTCATGCTTGGCTCCAATGTCGGCCAGCACCTCGGCCTGTTTGTGTTCGGTGGCGCGCGCGGCCTGCTCAACTTGTAAGGCTTGCTTACCAGTTGCGGCCTCGCCGGTGGCGACCGCTGTTTTGGCACGATCACCGCGCCAGGCCCAGCCGGCACCGAACATGGCGGCCGACCACGCAAGGGCGGCGATGAGGGCGATCGCTATGCGGTTCATCGCTCAACCAGCCAGCTTGTCGCGCAGCCGGAAGCCCAGCAGCGGCCAGATTTTCGCGACTGCATTCTGGCGCGCGATCTTGCGCCCGATGTCGGCGTCGAAGTTCTCCGGGCTGGCGCAGGCCGACTCACCGGTGACGGTGAAGCCGTTGCGCAGTACCAGCACGCAGAAGGTCAGGAGGCGAAGTTTCTCGGTTGCGTGAGCGCCGTTCTCGGCGGTGTTGGGATGCATCTTGGCGATTACGCCACCATTCGACTCGTGCGTGCCCATCACGCCGTCGTGCGCGGTGAAGCAATGCTCGCTGGCGATTTCCGCCTCGATGTCCGCCGGCGTCACGCGTGGCGCGGTCAGGCCCTTGTCCTGGATTTCCTGCTCGATGCTCTTGTCGTCCATCTCAAACCCTCGTGTTGGTGTAGGTGATCCAGATCCAGGCCAGCGCGGCCAGCAGCAGGCCGCACAGCGCGGTGATCAGCCAGCCGGGCGGATCACGTGGCGGCGGCAGACCGCGGTCCCAGCGGTCAGCCACCTGCTTTCCTCGCGCTGTTGGAACCGAAGTAGTAGCCGCCGACGATGCCGGTCAGGTTGACTAGGCCGCCTACCAGCAGCAGCACGATGTCCTTGTTGCCGGGCGGGATTGAGATGCCCAGCATCGCGGCCAGGATGATCAGATTGGTGGCGATCACCAGCACCGCCAGACCACCGCGCGCCTGCGCCAGCGTGTAGCGCGCGAAGGTCATGCCGGCAGGCTCGCGGCGCCCATGGCCAACCGCATTACGAGCCGCGATACCGCGCGCTTGTCGCGCTCCGTCGCATCGCTGAAAAGCTCCCACCGGAACTCCTGAATCACTGAGCCGAACTCCAGCCAGTCGCCGCGCCGCGCCGCTGCCCAAAGGTCCGTGGCGTCGCGCACCAGCTCGGCGCCGATGATGTCGGCGATCGCGATGATGTACGGCAGCGACGGGCGCATCTCCGGATGCACGGCGAGCAGTTCGAAGAAGCGGCCGCGCAGTGTCTCCTGCGCCTCCATCACGTCCTCGGTCAGCTCCATCGTTGCTACCCGCTCACTCTGCTCGCGCGTTTCGATGGCGCGCCCATAGCCCAGGCGCAGCACATTGCGCGCATCGCGGCGCGGCCGCGCGGTACGGCCCCAGCATTCCTGCAACAGCTGCACCGCCTCGGTGAGCGATTGACGCTCTGCCGCCAGCAGGGTCGCGTCGTCAAGATCCGGCACCATCATGCCCCCAGCGCCTTGAGCGCCTTGGCGTAGCGCGCCCGCCGATCAGCGGCACCGTTCTGCCCGCCGTTTACCCGCTCGGTGATGTCGTCGAACCGACCGGCATCGGCCAGTGGATTCAAATTGCGCGTGTCCCAGAAGGCCGCGGCAGCGAGCGCGCCCCACTTGGGCTGCTCCAGCGCCTCCGGCTGCTTCTCGAAGTCCGGCACGTCCCGCACGCCCTTGGCGCGCAGCGTGTCGCGCATGCCGGCGTAGTTGGCCCGGCCCGTGTTCTGGATCGGGCCACGTCCGCGGTAGCGATAGCCGTCACCGCTCGCTTCATCGCCATTGCCCAGGCGGTTCGCATATGCCGCATTCCCCAGGCCGGCCGAGTTGCGTGCCAGCTCCTTCGCCCGTGGCAGTAGCGACCGCCAGCGGCTGTTTTCCTTTGCGCGCTTGCAAGCCTTGATCAGGTTTTCGAGGCTGTAGCTCAGCCCTTCAACCACGGCCGTGAGACCCGTCGATTCGTGGCCGACCTGCGCCAAGAACGCCGCCATGCGGCGCGGCGTGCTGATACCGTACAGGCGGCACGCCTCGCTGATCGGCTCGATCCAGCGCTCCGCAGTCTGGTCCGAGCAACCCACCGCCATCTTCAGTTGTTGGGCGGTCAGCTGCATCGTACTTCCTAAAATGAAAAACCCCGCCGAGGCGGGGTAGTAAGAGTTAAAAGCTAGACTTAGCCACGCGGCGGAAATGGGTCATTTCCGTAAGTTCGCTCATCTCTCCATCGAGAGTCGGCTCCTTGCACGCGAACCCCCGAAGGCGTTTTTGCTATCAGCCAAGCGGCGTTCGCTTGTGCAGCCGCATGATTCACGGCGTCCAGTTGAGTCCGAAAGTGAGTCTCTTGCGCAAGCAGACCCTCGCCTACGCGAACAGCCCATCCACCCGGCTTCGTGACCACATACCAATAGCGCCTTGCCATAGCAATTCCTTGCTGCTTAGGTCAGGCATTTATAGAGCCCATGGCTCGGCATGGCTATAGGTATGCGCGAATACGTAATGTTGAGCCGGCACAGCAGGTTCGTCGCTGAAGCGCCGCCGTCACGGAGCGCCTCTTCTATGCGACTCCAGCGGAGAGCCTCACGGCTGGCCGGTTGCCTGGATTCGCACCCACTGTGACTACCGACTCGGAAACCCGGAACGAAAAAAGCCCCCAGATCTCTCCGGAGGCTTTTCTCACCAATGCGCTTAATTTACTTATTTACCCCTGGGTGTCAAACATATTTTTCATCCCTACATCGGAGCCTCTCGCCAAGCCTTGCCGCTGGCACCATCAGGCCAGTCGGCATGCACCCCTGCAGCATCCATCGCCTGCTTCATAGCAGCCTTATCCACCTGCTGATCTGTGTGCATGTGCAACCACGGACCATGCTGCCAGTACTTGCCGAGATCAGATGCCATGCCGGCCACCGCGGCGCACGCCGCGCGCTCGCTGCACGTCGGCATCGTCCACACCTTGGCGATGCGAACCGGGCTGGCGTCCTGCACCTGCTTCAGGGTTGCGGCCAAGTCCACTGACCGCCCGAGCCGGAACGCACTTTTGCCGTCGGCCAGCGGCACCGCCGCCAGGTACACCCACCACCGTTTCAGCGCGCGCTTCATGCCATCACCAGTTGTCGTTTAATCCATTCGGTCTGCAGCGCGATCAGCTCGTCGTCGCTGCCGTAGGTCTCGTGAAACAGCGCGCTTCCGTCCATCAGCGATGGGCCGTAGCGTTCGCGGGTGTGATACGCCCAGGATTTCCTAGACATCTCAAGGCCATGGAAAATGGCTGATTCGGAGGTGTCCATGAGCAGTAAGCGGTATACGGATGAGTTCAAGATCGAGGCGGTCCGGCAAGTGACCGA